AGCCCTTACCAACTCCTGCTCAGCCGCCAACTTTGCCGCCTTTTAGTTCGCCAAAATTGTCTAAAGATTTTACGGATAATTTAAGAGATCAATTATCGCCGCCAACACCGTTGCCGCCGCCACCGCCCGTCCCGCCACCAATAATGACGCCAGCGGATCTCAGGGAAGCGGCTGTACCTATGGCTATACCAGTGCCGGATATAGTTAGAGCTGCTGCTACACCTATAACTCAACCAATAGGCTTTGACGTAGCTCCACCCCCTGTAGCACCTTTACCGCCACCAATGTTGCCTGTCGCGCCAGCGCCAGTAAGTGCAGGATCTATGGCAGGATCTAAGGGCGGAGCAGAGCCACAGCTTGCGGATGCATCTTTTGTTGGGATTACTCCTCCTGCGAACATCCCAGCTTTGCCGCCAGTAGCCCCCGTTCTTTTGCCTAAGACACCTAGAAGACGCATAGAGGCTGTTGCAGATCCAAGGTTGCCCAGGTTTATTCCGCCGCCAGGCATATAGTATGACGTTAACTAAAGTTAGTTTTGCCCCAGGAGTTAACAAAGAAGGCACAGAGTACACTGCTGATGCAGGATGGTTTGACTCGGACAAGATAAGATTTAGGAAAGGTCGCGTAGAAAAGATTGGTGGATGGCAGAAGTATACGGATCAAAGTTTTTTAGGCGTGTGCAGATCGTTGCACAATTGGTCATCTTTGGAGTCAATAAACTATTTAGGCGTTGGCACTAATCTCAAGTTTTATGTTGCAGAAGGTGCTGGTTACAACGACGTTACCCCTCTTCGTCTGACAACTGGAGCAGGAGATGCCACTTTTGCAGCGACAAACGGCTCGTCAACTATAACAGTCACAGAGAATGGTCATGGCGCAGTTGTTAATGATTTTGTTACTTTTAGTAGCGCTGCTTCTTTGGGCGGCTTAATTACAGCAGCCGTTTTAAATCAGGAGTATCAGATTACTTCTGTTCCAACGACAAATACCTTCACCATAACTGCAAAAGACACAAACGGTACTGAAGTAATTGCAAACTCTAGCGACACTGGCAACGGTGGAAGCTCAACCGTTGCGGCTTATCAAATCAACACTGGCTTAAACACCTTTGTTCAAGGCACTGGTTGGGGCGCTGGCACTTGGAGTTCTGGCACTTGGGGTAGCTCAAGTAGTATAGCCGCTGCCGGTCAGCTAAGACTCTTTAGCCAAGATAACTTTGGTGAGGACTTAGTATTTAACGTCAGGGGTGGGGGTGTTTATTACTGGGATGAAAGTTCTGGGACAGGCACTAGAGCTATAGAGATCGGGTCTCTTGCAGGGGCTTCAAACACCCCCGTGGTTGCTTTAAAAATTTTAGTCTCTGATGTGGATCAGCACGTTATTGCTTTTGGCTCTAATCCAATTGGCTCCTCGACTATTGATCCATTGCTCGTTAGATTTTCTGATCAGGAGAATGCAGCGGATTGGACGCCAACTGCGACCAATACAGCCGGTGGGGTAAGAATAAACTCTGGCTCAGAAATAATTGGTGCGATCCAGACTAGGCAAGAAATACTTGTTTTTACAGATGTAAGCTTGCATTCAATGCGATTTACGGGCGCTCCTTTTACGTTTCAGTTTTCTACGTTAAGCACCGATATCTCCATGATCTCGCCAAACGCAGCGGTTAACGCTAGAGGCTCCGTGTACTTTATGGATTCCGGTGGTTTCTATGTTTACAACGGCTCAGTGCAGCCTTTGCCATGTAGCGTAAAAGAACATGTGTTTTCTAATCTAAACAAAGGCCAGGCGTTCAAGGTTTTTGCCGCAGAGAACAATGACTTTTCTGAGGTAATTTGGTTTTACCCTGTAGGCACCGATGACACAGAAATCACCAACTATGTTTCTTACAACTACGCAGAAAATCTTTGGGCTGTAGGGACATTGGATCGTGGTGCATGGATTGGTTATTCAAAGAACTCTAATCCAATAGCATCTAGTGTGAACACTGGTGTCACTGACGCGAACTATTTATACAACCATGAAACGGGCTTTGATGATGACGGATCGGCAATGACTGCATTTGTGGAGTCAGGCGATTTAGAAATAGGCGAAGGTGATCGTTTTATGATGATAAGTCGTATTGTTCCAGACTTTAAATTTAGCGGCCTTGCTTCAGATGCATCAGTTGATTTCACTATTAAGGGTAGTAACTTCCCACTGGAAACACCAACAAGCCAAGCTACGGCAACAGTAACATCTAGCACCACTCAATCAAATATAAGAACAAGAGCAAGACACGCAGTTGTCCGCATTGAGAGCAGTGGAAGCGGTTATGGTTGGCGACTCGGCGATCTTAGATTCGATATGCGGCAAGACGGTAGACGTTAATGGCAACAAGGCAAAACCCCTTACCTATTCCAAGAGTGGAGTATGACTCTGACAACGAAGCGATTACCCGTAGAACAATAGAGCAAGCCTTAGATCAAATAGAAAACGATGTGAATTTAGCCAAGACTCAGGGTGATAAACCAGGATCTTTGGCAATGCGTAGGTTCCAGTTTTTGCTTATGGGTGCATCGTGACAGATGTTATAAAAGTTCTAGGGCAAGTTGATGTCAGCGCGACTACCACAACAACCTTGTATACGGCCCCTGATTTAACACAGACCACTGTCAGCTCTTTGGTCATATGCAACAGAGGCGGCTCTGCAATTACGTTTAGGGTCAGCATTCATGTCGGAGGTGCAACAGCCGATGACAAGCAATTTATATTTTTTGATGAAGATCTCGCAGCAACAACCACCAGAACGGTTGTGATAGGGATATGTTTATCTCAAGCAGATGTGGTGAAGGTTTATGCCAGTGCCGCCAATGTAAGTTTTAACCTGTTCGGGGTGGAGACAAGCTAATGAATTATGTGAAAGGACAAATGCAGCAGGCACCATTACAGCCTATGGCTGATCAAATGGCGCAATACGGGCGATTTGGTGACAGCATGATGGTTCACATGAACCCTGTTGAAGTTGCTGGGATTGCTGCATTGTCGCCAACTGGCAACTTAACAACCAACCCTGTAACAGGTCAGCCAGAAGCGTTTTTACCTTTTCTAGCGCCAATGCTGGGTAGCTTGGCTGGGAAAGCTTTACTCGGTAAGACTTTAGGCGGTGCGATAGCGGGGGCTATCGGTTCAGGATTAACAACTGCTGCGATAACAGGCGATCTCAAAAAGGGCCTAGTATCAGGGTTAACAGGTTACGGTGTTGGTCAAGCTTTAGGTGCAGCGAGTGATGCTCTAAATCCAGAGATAGGTGCAACTCAAGAGTTGTTATCTAAGGCAGGAGAAGATGCAGCACAAGCAGGGTTGGATGTTGCTACAGCTCAAGTTGGAGCGGCGGCACCAATAGATCAAGCGGTGCAGGGTGCTTTAGATCCAATTACAGGACAAGCCGTCAATCAGGCGTTTTCTCCTGTGGCGGTTACTGATCCTATAACGGGCGCTGTTTCTAACCCAGCTCTAAGCCCATTACAACAAGCGGCTAGCGCCCCTCTTTCACAGCTTGATGCAGCCAATGCTGCAAAGATGGCGGCTGATCAGAGAGTCGCTGGTCTTACCCAGAGAGTTGCAGATTTGAGAGCAGAGCAATCGGGTTTTGATGTAGCAACAGCCCCATTCCGAGAGCCTGGTGCTTTTTTAAAATCACTCACAAGCGCTCAGTCCATGATTCCAATTGCTGTTGGCGAAGGTCAGCTAGCGGAGATGGAGAGACAAGAGGAGATGGATCGATTGTACGGGGCCGCTTCCGAAAAGCGTAAAGAAGAGGAGCGCAGAGCTAAAAACTTGTTAAGTAGTAGCCGGTTTGGCGCTGTTGAGGGAACTGGATATGATCGATTCAAACAAACTTCTCCATACGGATTTGTCACTGGTGGCATAACCTCTGTCGATCCAAATTACTTCGTAGAGAAGTACGAGGACTCTAAAAACTTAGGCATGGAAGATATGTTTAGAGGGGGCCGTACAAGCACTACAACTACTCGCGAAAGAGATAGGGATGAAGGAACAGAGGGAGGCCCTTTGTTTGATCCAATAAATAATCCGGTAAAAAGATTCATGGCTGCTTCTGTGCAAAGATCACTGAGAGGCCCAGAGGTTATATCTCCAGATGAGCTACGAGGCTACAGACCAGGATTTGATCCTGAGATCATGTACTTTAGAGATCCAGCGACAGAAGATGCAGATACGAC